TTTTATAAAAAAAAAAATAAACAAAACACTGGACTAAAAAGAAAAACAATTGATAAATATTACACAACTACTAAAGTTGTTGATCAATGTATTAATATTATAAAAAATAATTTAGATATTAAAAATAATGATTTAATTATAGAACCTAGTGCCGGAAATGGATCTTTTATGAATGGTATAAAATCATTATGTCATAACTATAAATTTTTTGATTTGAAACCTGAAAATAAAGAAATTATAAAACAAGATTATTTAAAATATCAATATACAAAAACTAAAGATATAAATAAAATACATGTTATTGGTAACCCCCCTTTCGGTCGTCAATCATCATTAGCAATTAAATTTATAAAAAAATCATGTGAATACTGTGACAGTATTTCTTTTATATTACCAAAAAGCTTTAAAAAAGAAAGTCTTAAAAAACATTTTAATTTATATTTTCATTTAATATATGAAATTGATCTTAATAAAAATTCTTTTTTAGTTGATAATATTCCTTATGATGTTCCTTGTGTATTTCAAATATGGGAAAAAAAAAAAATTAAAAGATATATACCTATAAAATTAAAACCATATCTTTTTAAATTTGTTAAAAAAAATGAATCTCCTTCTATATCGTTAAGGCGTATAGGCGTTTATGCCGGTAAAATTGATAAAAATTTTGAAAATAAATCTGAATCGTCACATTATTTTATTAAGTTTAATGATCCTGTAAAAAATGAAATAAATTTAAATAACAGTAGTATTTATAAGCAATTATCAAATATAGAATTTAATTGTAAAAATTATACTTGTGGCCCTAAATCAATTTCAAAACAAGAAACTATAAAAGAATTAAATAAAATATTAATCACTTATTATAATATATATGATTAGTTTCATTTTAAGAATTATGGCGACTGAATTTATTAAAAGAAATTATAAACATGTTAGAGACGGTGTTAAAAATTCTTACAAATATATATATAATAGATATTATACTAAAAAATTAGAAAAAAACTATACAATGCCTGAACCTTTATCTAGAGTTAGATCCTCTTCTATTTGATCTTTGTTTTTTTTATGTTCTTTAATTGCTTTTCTACACGGGCTAATTATTAACTCAAATAAACTATTATATTTACATTTACTACTCGCCATTAATTCGGAAATACCTGTAGTCATCAATAATAAAAAATTAACTAATAAACTTATTAAAAATAAAGGATCATCTTCTTTATTACATAATTGTTTATACATATCTATACAATCATCAGAACTCATAAAAGTATTATTAAAATCAGAATTATTTTGCATTTATATAATATATGTTAAGGTTAAAAAATTTTTGGAATCATTATTTTAAATACAAAAGAGTATTATTAGAATTAAAAAAATATCATGATCAAAAAAATAAAACTTATAATAAAAATACCTGGTATAATTATTTTTTTGGTAATCCATCACCATAAATTTAAAAATGTTTTTTTTGTCAATTTGTTCAAATTCTGTTCATATCATTTTTAACCATTTTAAAGAATCTCAAAATTTTTTTTTTTATATAGACTTTTTAAAATTGCCTAAATCGGTATGAACAGTATTTATACAAATACAACAATTAAACAAATATATATTAATTAATATAGATCAATTAATTTATATTAATATTTATCTACTCTACCTTTAGTTTGTTTTTTTCTTTGTGCTTTCTTAATATCTTTTTTTGATAATTCAGACATCGTCTTAGGTGTTTCTTTTGTTATTTTTTTAGTTGGTCTAAATATATCGTCTTTTGAATCATATTCTTTTTTATTGTCTTGCGTTCTCCAATCTTCTTTAAACCAGCGGTCTAACCCTTTATTAGTTTTTTTCTTACCCTCATAAGCATCACTACTATTATATTTTTTTTTATAAGCCATTTTATATCGTTTTACTATTTGACCACTTCTATAGGCTGAATGTGTGGGAATCTCTGAATATACACTTTTTTTAATTCTTTCATACATGTTTTTATCCTTAGGAATTGCCATTTATATATATATATATTAGAAAATAAATTTATGCTTTGAAAAAATAAACATAATCATATATAGATTTTGATTTTTGAATATTATGCAGATTAACTACTAAAGCTTGGAAAGGTTCATTGAAGATCTCTTCCATTAATATTCTTCTTGATTCATTTTTATCACCTACAGTACCACTTATAAAATTATCAATTAAAAATTTTTGTTTATTTATAGAAGGAGTTTTAAAAACTACTAATATATCTGAATTTGATCTTATTGAAGGTGGAACGGCTAACAGATTTTGTACTAATGTTATAATATCAATATTATAATGCCTACCACCAATATATAAAAATTCAAGTGATTTATTATATCTTAATTTTTTACCGTTACTAGTAGTAGCTACTACATCATCTAATATTAACATGATTCTCGGTGGCTTTTTTTTTGTTTCTTTAGCTTTTCTTTTTTGTATATTTAATAATTTATTTATAACATCTGTCATATCTGAAGGCTCGTAACGGTCTTTTTTATCCACAAATTTAAAATTATTTTGTATTTTACCAGTCCCACTTATTAATATAGTTTTTGATATATTGTTTTTTTCTATTAAAATAGGCAAAACTTTCTCCATCATATAAGTTTTTCCACTATTCCTTATACCATCTACAAGCATACTTATGGGGCGTTTAGGTGTGTTTTTTTTCCAATCATATTTTTTAACTTTTTTATTATTATCATAAACATAGTAACTCATTTATATATATTATATTATACTTTTATTTTTTTTTTTCTTAGTTAATATTATATGTTAAAAATTGAAGACTTTAAAAGAATATCTGTAAAAGATGTTAGAAAAATTATTAAAGAATTAAATTTAAAACAAAAAAACAAAGAGTTAAAAGGATATTCGTATAAAAAAAAGAAAGATCTTATTAATTTAATATCAAATATGGATATACCTGAATCCGTTTTAGAAAAATATAGAAAACCGGTGAAAGAAAAAAAAACAAAAGCAAAACCAAAAAAAAATATTACAATAGACATAGCTGATCCTGAAAACCCTACTGCTGGTTCTGATCCTATGGTTAAAGTTGATATTGATAATAATGATATGAATAATAAAAAAAAATATACTATTTATCATGCCGATAATGGAGAGATTAAAAAAGGTGATTCTTTTAATAATATGATGGAAGCATTAAAAAAATTCAATGAATTAGTAAAAGATAATAAATCTAAAGTTTATTTAATAGAAATGATGTCTAACGGAAATGAAGAAATTATTAGAAGTTATGTCAATCCTATGATCAATATGAAAGCGAATGGCAGATTTAAAGAACACATGATGTACAAAGGTAAAAAAAAAGAAAAAGTAGAAACTAAAGAAGAACACGAAAAATTAGAAGCTGAAGGTTGGAAACATACAAAACCTAAACATAATTCACCAAAGAAAAAAAAAGCACAAATGAATAAAATGGAATCAGGCTATTAATATTAATTTAATATAAATAAAAAAAAAATATATTTTAATAATATAGATGCCGATAATAGTTTTAAGAGTTGATAGTAATCCTGATAACCAGCCCTCAAATATTGTTCCTTATGATGTCAAAGCCCAGCCTATACGATTAAAAATGGTTAGCATTAATTTTTATAATCCTGTTGATGATACCACTATAGTAGATAATTACACAAGGAATTTATATGTTGATTTTAGTTTTTTAAATTCATTTTCAATCATTACCAACGGAGGTATCGGAGGTTCAGGAATTGTGATTCCCGTGAAAAGAGGAGAACACTCGCAAATATTGACAGGAATAGACTTTAGATTTGATCCTCATGAAGACATAGACACAAACTTTAAAGCAAATATATTTGCTAGACATAGTGCTACAAGATACGAAAAATATAGCGGATTTTATACAGATCCTACCGACGATTCGACAAAAACGACAGCACATGTTAATATGGCGTTTTTCTTCGAATATGATGTATTAGAATTTACACAATAAAAAAAGCCGTTTTTTATATTTTAAAACCGCTTTTTATATTTTTTTTATATATTAATTATATATAGAAAAAATGTCAATATATATGAATTACGATGCTGTACAAAAATTAACTCTACAGCAATGGATTGATAATGCTAATAAATTAATTGATAGAGTTAATAATGCCCCACAAG